TCCTCCAACTCCTTAACCCTCTTTTCGGCTGATTCTAAACGAGTTGCAAGTTCTAAAATATTTTTGTTCAACTCCAGATTTCTTGCCTTAGTTGCCATTTCTGATAGATAAAGTTGCCCGATGTGCTGATGAACGGACACTAAATCAGTAAGAATCTTCTCGGCCTTTTCTTTTCTTTCTCCATTTGCTTGCTCTGCGCTATTGTGTAGAGTAGTGATGACGTTGCCTAACTTACCTACTATATGTAAGGTCTTGGCTTCTTTTTGTTCTTGAAAAGTCATTTGTGCCTTGAGAAGATATAGCTGCTCAAAGGTCTCTTCGTATGCTTGTTTGTAGTCCATTAAAAAGGTGTTTTAGTTGTTAGATTCTTAAAAGGAGTTTCTATACAAATTCGTTCGCCTTGATTCTCATAGTAGCAATTTGCCCAAACGTCAAATTCAAGTTTACAATTCCCTTTTTCTCCTACTACTTTTGGTTTGACTTTACTTACTATGACTTGAGCGGTGTTGGTTTGTCTATAACCTTCTGCGTGTTCTTCATAATCTCTATGAATACCGATTAAGTTCATAGCCTTAGAATAAATTGCGCTACCGCCTTTAATATCAAACGGAGTCGGGGCTTTTGGAAACTTCTCGCCCTTTTCGATTATAGGGGATTTTGCGTGCCAAACTCCAAAGATGTGAATCTGCTCTTTTCGGGCTAATCTGTTTAAAGTCGGTATGGCTGCTTCGATATACAAATCTTCTCTGGTATCAAATCTATGTGAGAGGTCGTTCCAATTATCAAAACAAGAGGCAAATATTCCGTAATCTTTTATTCCTTCTTTAGTAAGTTCTACAAATTCTTCAATATTTGGTGCTTTTTCTTCTACGTCAATAACTTTAAAGTAATCTTTGATAAAAGGTATCACATTGTATAGTTCGCTTTCTGTAATCGAATAATTTTGACTTTGTCTAAAAGTCTTGCCTGTTATGCAATGAATTAATTCTGCGTAAATCTCTGCTGCCGTTCCCGTTTCGGGAGTCATAATCATTGATTTTTTGCCTTGACTTGCTAAACTTATCAAAACTTGGATGAGAAATTGACTTTTACCGCTTGTCGGGTAGCCGTAGATTATTGTAGTAGTTCCCTCTTTAACTGAATATAATCGGTCTAACGAAGGAAAACCAACTAAGTAACCTCTTTTTTGTCCGTGCTTCTGCAAGTGGAAGAGTTGTTCCTGCACTTGGTCTATTGTTACGATTTTAGCCATTACCAGATAATTGGTTTATCAACTTTAACTTCTTGAACTTTATTTTCTGGCTTAAACCAAACTGATTGCATTTTCTGTTTCCAATTCAAAACTTTCTTTCCTGAGGCATCGTGCCAATTTGCTTCGTTGTAATAGTTAAATGCTCGTATAGCTACTTCTTTTTTATAGCCGTTTAATATAAAATAATCTATAACTTCATTTTCATTTACAGTTTCCATAGGAATTGCATCGTTTTTCTTTGCTTTTCCTTTAGAATTCTTATGCAATTGCATTGGAATTGCATCACTTTTTAATGGAATTGCATTTTTTCGCTCTTCCCATACCTTTTTAACTGCTAAGGATAAATTGTTACTTTTTGCGTTTCTTGCACCCATAACTTCCATTAGTCTAATGTTGTAAAAACCTGATTCGGTTTCTTCAAATTTGACCCTCACTACTTCGTGATTGCCTACTAAAGAATTAAATGAAATCTTATCAATTATTCCTCCGTGCTGATGTTGTGAACAAAGTAATCGTATGTAAATTCCTACTTGTTCGTTAGTCATAAACATAGTTCCTGTTAGGAAGTCTGATGTATAAAATAAAAATGCGGGGTCTTTTGCCATAATTCACGTTTTTAAATTTGCACGTTAATAAAAAAATTGGGAAAGGAAACGTGCGACCCTTTTACGCTTATGCCTAAGCAACCCGATTACAAAAATAACTAATTTAATTTATAAAACTCTAATGCTTTTTTCACATTTTTATCCTTTACGATTTTGTATTCAAAGTACCGCACTCGTTTGCCAAACTTAGATTTAGTTACCTTCTCTCTGTGAAGGATGTTAAAGTGTTCTCTTAACTCTCCTACTCTGGTTGATAGTTTGATTGTACCAGCGTGCTTAAATGCCGTGATAGGGTCTGTCCATCCCTCTAATAAAAGTAGGATGATTTGTTGCTTTTGTGATGTTGCTTTCATATTGTTTCTATTTCTTGGTTAGTTATTAATATAGAATTTTGAGTTTCACGTTTTAATTTGTAAACGTATGCAATGTTGGTATTTAAAAGTTCTGAAATTTCTTTAACTTTTTTTCCTTCTGCTAATAATTTTTTAATCTCTGTTTGTTTGATTACTTTTTTCATTTTGTTTTATTTTTTATTGTTTTTAAAATAGTGATTGTTGTAACTGAGATACATCTTTCCAAGCATCAGCATTAAATATAATGACATTTTCTGAATCTGTGGATTTTTCTCCAATATATTTAAAAGAATAACTTGGTCTATTTAGTAGTTTTCTTCCACTTGTATCTTTTGCAAAATCTGCTTTCATATTTGAAAGTGTAGGTTGCCAATTCTTTTTATCTTTTGTTAGTGATATTCCTAACGCTGGGTTAATTGTTCTAATATACATTTGACTACCAACTTTCCAATAAAGAGCAGAAAAATAATCCACAAGTGCTTTGCCTATTCCTAATCCTTGATAATCTGGCAATGTTACAATTCTACTTATTCGTCTTGTTTTTGCATCACCAACGCCAGGAAAAGGTAATATTGCCATAAATGATACTGGTTTATCATTCCATAACATAACATAGCTAAAACACGCTGGATTCAAGTCTTCGCTTAAATAATGATGTTGTTTGAATATCTTCCAAGTTTCATATCTACATCGAAATATCTCCAATTTGATTTTTGGTCTTGTGAGCCGAAGACAATCAGGTCTTTCTACCCGCCTCTTATTTGGGCTATAAATCCAATCTGGATTTAGCCATTCCATAATATCAAAATGACAACTTGCTAAAATAATTTTCTTTTTTTCTCGTCTTACAAATTTCTGCAAGGCATTACTCATTGCTTTTGCCACATCTCTATCTACAACACTTGTATATTCATCAATTAAAATAACATCGTTTTCTTTGGCTTTGGCAACACAATAGGCAAGATTAGCACGATATTGTTCTCCATTACTTAAAGTTGCGTGAGGTCTTAACCAACAAGGTACGGAACTTAGACCCATCGCACTCAATAAATGAGTTGCTTCTTCTGGTGTCATCCAATCAAAATTTGATATTAAACTTTTCTCGTTATCAAAAATAGGTTGTGCAATTTCTCCAAAAGTTTTTAATAAAGTAGATTTGCCTGTTCCGCTTCCTCCATAAATAACGCCAATGTTCCAATCAAATTCATCAACTTTAATGTTGTTATCAATGATTACATTGCTTTCTTCTTTGTTTTGAATGTCATACGCATCATACACATATTCCGTGTATTTATCGTTTAAAATTTTGTGTTTTAGTTCTATTTTCATATCGTATAAATATTTAGTTAATTGTTAACTTCATAACCTAATTCGTTTTTAATTCTTGATTGATTGGAATGCCGCTTTTCGTAGCTTTTACCCCTTAGTTCAGAGTTTTCCTCTTGCAATCTTGCTCTGGTTCTACGTATAGACTCAGCATTGGTTATCAAACCATTAGCGTAATTTTGCAAAAACTCATATTTAGTTGCAATCATTGGTGTTTCATTGAACCAAATATTGACTATTAACTTTTCATCCGAATCTCTTAAATGAGGATGCTTTTCTAATAAAAATTTAATCTTTTCTTTTAGTTTACCATTTACTTGTATCATATTGTATAAATTTTTAATTGGTTGTTGAATTTAGACCTTAGTTCGATTCTTTTTTCTGTTGAGTAAACTTCTTGCTTTGGCATTGATTTGTTGATGAGTTTGGCTACTCGGATAAATTCTCTTAGTTCGTCTTTACTCCAATTCAAACCACGATACATAGTCGGGAGGTCGTGAAGTAAGTTGTAGATTTCTTCGCCATAAATCTTTTCAATGCTTTGTCCGTATTTACTTAGATTGCCGTTCTGAAACCTATTGCAGTACTTACATTGTGCTGACAAATTCCAAAGATGGAAGGTACATTCACTTGCTGAGTTCTTGCTCTTATGCCAGAAGTGTCCTGCTTCCATATGCTGTTTAAGTACTCCGCAACTGATACAAGGCTGACCATAATCAATTGCTCGGATTAACTTGTTTATCTCGGTCTGGAGTTTGTGGCGTAGGTCGGATGTAGTTATTCTGGCTTCTTCAAGTATTGCGTTGTTTTTAGCTTGTGCTTTGGCTTTTAGTTGCATAGTTAATTCATAGGCACAGGCTATTCCGCAAACTTGCTGAAGAGGTCTTTTCGGCTCAAATGGCTTAGCGCACACTTTACACGATTTCTTTTTTTTCGGCATCGTTTATACTATTAAGGTGTTTATCAAATCGTTGTTTAGTGCTGATAGTCCTTGCATCTTTGATTTGCAATAGGTCGGCTATCTTATTCTTAGCGTGGATTATGGTTGCGTGGTCACGACTTCCAAATTTCTTAGCAATTGAAATCAAAGTCAAGAATCCCGTTTGATGTAGTAGGTAAATCATATAATGTCTTACTGCTATTACATCTGCCTTTCGTGAACTACTTATCAAATCGTGATTAGTCATTCCAAATTCAAGGTAAGCTATGTCGAATAGCTGATTTACATAGTCGCTATCTATATTACTTGACTTCCAGAGTTGTCTTTCGTGTTCTATATTGAGATTGTGCTTGCGTACAAGGTACTCAATGAATGAAGTTTTTGGTGAGGTCATTTTTTTTATTCGTTTATTTGTTGTTTTTGGAGTGCTTTACGAAGTGAGTTGCGTAAAGCGAATTGTTAGCTGCTATTTTACCGACCACTCCGAAAGTTTAGACTTGACAATAATTTTCAGTTCATCAACTTTTGACAATGGGCAGCGAAAAGCAATAGTTTTTGTCGGTTCATTGTATTTAGGTTTAGCACCCGACCCTTGCCGAGTGCCTCCCCTTGTATTTTTACTTTTATCGTGTTTAGATACTATATTTTTCATTTATCGTATTATTTGACTATAATTTTTCGCAAACTACTTCTGCTATTCTACCGGTTCCTACACTTACAATTTTATAAGTTCCTGATACGCTTTGTCCGTTAGCATCAACACAAGTATTAAATGCTTCACTTATTACAAGAGTGTTCCCTTTCTTGTTTGCGTGTGCAAAGGCATAACATTTCATACCATCAATAATTTGAAAGCATTTCATACCGTATCTTACTATTCTGCTTTGGCTATCTTTTACTAAGTTTGTCATTGTATTTGTTTTTAAATCTGATACAAATATACAACCTTATTTTGAATCTGTAAACTTTTTCAAAGATATTTTAAAATTATTTTCTAAAGTGCTAATAATCAAAGAGAAAAAATACAAAACTATCCTAAAACTACCTTCCAAACATTGACCGAATTAAACCACTTGCCGTTAAACTCTCTGCTCTCCAGATTTATTGATGCGGCTATTGAATCGCCTTGTTTAAGATTTTGAAGGGTTTTAATTAACTCTTCCTTACTTGCGCTTAGTGCTAACTTCTTTTGATAGTTGCCTTCGCTAAACTCGATTACAATAGTGAGTTTTTGCCAATCTTTGCCCGCTTTTGTGATGCCTGATTCTAAAGGTAGAATTGCTACCACTTGTCCTTTGATTTCCATTAATTAAATTGTTTTAAAAGTTCGTTATAAAATTTATCTCTCATATCTGTAATTTTTGGAGTAATAGCCTCCAACTTTTCAAACCACCCCTCTTCCTTTTCTACCTTAATTCTTATCATTCTCTTATTGT